CACATGAGGAACTGGCGCATTCAGCGATTCCAAGGCGACAGCGACGCCCATGTCTCATTCGTTCGCCTTGAGGCCCAGATGGAAGCATTGGCCTTCTGATGGCTACTGCTCCAACATCCCGCAAGCTGAATCTGACGCGAGACCAGCTCGCACAGTTTCTGACTGACCAGCAACAGATCAGGCAATTCGAACTTCTGTTTGCAACAGTAGACGAAATCCAGGTCATCATCGGGACTGACTTCGAATATCAAGCAGACACGGCAGCAGCAAATGCAAACAACGCACTAGCGCAGATCAGCGCACTGGCGCAAGAGGCAGCAGTCAGCGCAGCAATCATTGATGGCAAGACAACCCTGGCGCTTGATCAGATTGCCGATTTGACACAGCAAACGTCTGTCAGCATTGCGTCAGCTGAGAACAAAGTCAACCAGGCAATGGCTCTACTGGCTCAACTGACAGCCGCTGTGGAAGGGCTACAGATGACACCAGCCCCCCGCGAATTTAAGCGCAGCAGGTACGGTTCTTTTTACGACACTACAACGCAGACTGGCACGGTCATCAACACGGCCAAAGCCATCACGTTTAACACGACTGATCTTAGCAATGGCGTGTTTTTGTCAACCACCTCAAGGGTGATGGTGGACACTGAAGGCGTCTACAACTTCGACACATCATTTCAGCTTGATAAGACGGCTGGTGGCACAGCAATCTTTGACTTTTGGTTTCGTTTAAATGGTGTGGATGTAACAGATAGCGCCAGCAGAATTAGAGTTCAGGGCAACAATGCCGAAGTTTTTTCATCGTTAAATTATTTCTTTGACCTCAAAGCAAATGACTATGTTGAACTAATGTTTTCTGTTGATAATCTCACCGTTGAAATTACCTCTTTTGCTGCGGCTGCACCGCATCCAGGCATCCCGTCCATCATTCTCACTGTCAACAATATCGGAGGTATCCAATGACTGTATCAATTAAAGTGCTGATTCCAGCAAAGCAGGCAGAGAACGCACAAACGACGCAGTACACCGCCACCAACTGCAAGGCTCTGATTGACAAATTTACGGCCACCAACACCACAGCCGGCAATGTGACGATCAGCGTTAACTTGGTGACTAGCGGCGGCAGCGCGGCTACATCAAACCTGATCGTGGATGCTAGAAGCATTGCACCGGATGAGTGCTATACCATGCCTGAATTAGTAGGGCAGGCGCTCGAGTCTGGTGGCTTCATCTCAACCATTGCCAGCGCAGCCACATCACTTACCATCCGCGCATCAGGCCGCGAAATCACTTAAAGAGAGAACAGCATGGACAAATTTATGATGATGCCCAAGGGTTTTATGGGCTTGCCGATGGAAGAAGAATTTATCACCAACGCCGAGAACAAGAAGAACTACGCCATTGCGGTTGCAGATTGGAACTACGGTCCAGAAATGCCCACCAACGAGCCAGGCGCGAACAAGGAGTTCTATGCAGGGCTGGCCGAGGCCATGCAATGCGATGAGAAGGACGCACGGCGCAAGCACTGCTCCAACTGTGAATATTACGACAACAGTCTGATGACTCAGGTCAGGATCGAGCGCATCCCGCTGGCATCCTATGACAAGGGCGCAGGCTTCCGTGGTCACTGTGAGCAGCTGAACTTTATCTGCAACGACATGCGCGTCTGCCAGGCCTGGGAAGATCGGGAAGAATACGAGGATTGACCAAATGCAGAAATGTGGGAAAATAAAGGCGCTGAGTCTATCGGGTCACCAGCAGCTCACCCTGCACAGGAGTTGCACGTGGTAACGGTTGGGATCTCAGAGCAGCATTTGATGGAGGTCTATGCAGACCCGTACATCACAAAAGTTGGGCATGACCATCGCCCTGCTGCGGCAATCCAACATCCAAACGCAACTTATCTTTCTGCATGGGTTGATGGAAAATTCTCGGGTGCTTTTATTGCCATAAAGCAAAGTTCAGTTGAACTAGAACTTCATGCACTACTTAAAAAATCAGCATTGAAACAGTCTCGTGATCTTGGCCTGGCTTGTCTAGCATGGGCGTTTGCTCAACCAATCTTGCGAGTCACTGCGTACATCATTGAAGGACTTGATACGGCAAAGAACTACTGCATCAAGTTAGGTTTCAAAGTAGAGGGATGCAGGCGCTGCGCCTGTGTGCAAAATGGCGTAATCAAAGATGTTTATGTCTTGGGCATGACTCGACAAGAATGGGGTTCAACATGAGTTTTATTGGCGATCTAATTGGTGATGTTTTTGGTGGTATCACGGGAGCCAAACAAGCAGGGGAAGCAGCCGAACAGGGTGCGGCAACGCAAGCCGCAGCGGCAGGAAAAGGCATTGAGGAACAGCGTAGACAGTTTGACAGACTTGTCGAACTGATGTCTCCTTTTACACAGGCTGGAACAGAGGCTCTTGGCCGGTTGGCCCCATACGAGCAGGCAGGCCAAGCAGCATTTGGGCAGCAGCAGGCTTTGATTGGTTTAGGAGGCCCAGAAGCTGAACGCGCAGCCATTGATCGCATCCTTGGTGGCGAGACATTCAAATCCCTTGCAAGCCAGGGCGAAGAAGCATTATTGCAGCGAGCATCTGCTACTGGCGGTTTGCGTGGCGGCAACATCCAGGCCGCACTTGGCCAGTTTCGGCCACAGCTCCTATCCAGTCTTATCGAACAGCAATATGGCAGACTTGGCGGAATTGCAGGTGCAGGACTTGGCGTTACTGGCGACATTTTCTCTAAAGGCCAAGCATCTGCAACAGGACAGGCAGCCGCTGGTATTCAATCTGCAAGCAATATAGGCAACTTGCTTGCAAATCAAGCGGCAGCCACTGCTGGTGGTCAAGTAGCAAGAGGAAATGTTGCAAGGACAACCTTTGGCGATATTCTTGGCATTGCCAAAACTGCTGCTTCTTTTTAAGGTATTGATATGGCTATTAATCCATTACAACCACCCATCAACTATGCTGGAATGGTTCCACAGATCAACATTGGGCAGCAATTTGCCGAGTTGGGACAGGTTCTAGCAGAGCGGCAAAAACGCACACAAGCTGAAGAAGTAAAAAAGGCTTATGCAACTGACTTGCAAGCTGCTATTGATAATCCAACGCAAGAAACTTGGAATCAAATGATTGTCAAGTATCCGCAGCAACGTGAGGCATTTACTGAGGCTCGTAAAGGTTACGGTGAGGCTGCAGTAACAAACGAATTCAATCAGGGTTTTGAAGTCTCTATGGCTTTGGAAAACGGCAAACCAGAAGTTGCCCAAGAAAGATTGATGAAAATCATTTCAGCTCGGGAAACGTCAGGATTGCCAACTGGTATTTGGAAGCAGACATTAAATGAGCTTGAACTTGGAAATACAAAAGGTGCCCAGGCTGGAGTGAACTATGCCCTGACTATCGTAGATCCTGAGCGATTTCAAAAGCAAGTAAATGCAAGATTGAGCGCTGTAAAAGCCCCATCCGAGTTACGCGAGTCAGTTGCAAAGGCAGATTCTGCAGTAGCAGATGCAAAGATAAAACTGGCACAAGCTGACAATGCAGCAGACAAAGCACTTGCTGAAGCTAAACTTGCAACGGCAAATGCACAAAAAGCTCAGCTTGATGCAAAGTATGCAGAGCAAGGTTTCCTTGCAGATCTAAAGAAGAAAGCTGCAGATCTTAAACTTACTGATGCACAGACAGGTTCAGCACTGGCCTCAACTAAAAAGTTAGGCTATGAAAGTCAGAAAGCAGCGCTTGAGTTAGAAGCACTCAAAGCCAGTGGTGGGGTTGATCCTGTTAAAACATTTGAAAAGGAAGAAAAACTTCGTAAGGAATTCCAAGATCGCACCAAGAAATATGGTGAATTGGGAACAACCTATGAGACTATGAAAACGTCTGCTCAGGCAAAGAATGGACCAGGTGACATTGCTCTGATTACTGGATTCATGAAAATGATTGATCCAGGCGCTATCGTAAGAGAAACAGATTTTGCGTTAGCAAGGGACACTGCAGGCCTGTTTGAACGTTTGCAAAACCAATCACAGAAACTTCAAAGCGGTCAAATCTTTGCATTGGATTCAAAGCAGCGCAATGAATACGTTAATCTTGCCAAGCAATATTTAGACGCAGCTGAAAAGAAAAGAGGAGAGGACAAAACGGCACTTGGTGTTGTCGTCAAGAACTACAAGCTGAATCCTGATAATGTCTTTGGTCCAGCTCCAAAAGCAGAGTCAGTTGAGGTGGACTACTGGTCAGTTCCTGGCCGAGCGCCAAATCTTCCTGGTGCGGACCGCACGGTAGAGGTGGACTACTGATATGGCCTATTCCATCACAACAAAAGATGGCATCACCATCAACAACATTCCGGATGAGGTTGCTCCAGATTCGTCTGATCTAAAAGCGCGGGTAGCAGCAATCCGCGCTGGTGGTGGGGCAGCAGCTCTTGAAGCAGCAGCGACACCAGTGCCAGCAGTGCCAGCAGAAACAACCCTGCAAGGCCTTACAGGCGCAGTTACTCGTGGTCTTGCACCCATTGCAGCAGGTGCAACACTTGGAGCTGCTGCCGGCCTTCCAGTGGCTGGCGTGGGTGCTATCCCAGGCGCAATTGCAGGTGCTGGTGCTGCTGCTCTTGCAATGACTGTTGGCGATCCTATCGTTAGCTCAATCAATAGTTTGCTTGGAACTAAGTACACACTGCCGACTCAGGCAATGGAAGATCTATTAACCCGTCTTGGAGTTGCCGAGCCAAAGACAGCAGCTGAACGTATTGTTCAAACTACAACAGCTGGCGCAGCTGGTTCTGGTGGCATGGCAGCCGCAGGCAAAGCCGTTGAAATGGCCGCAGGCATGGCAAGACCAATCACGCAGGCAGTAGGCGCTCAAATGGCGGCAAAGCCTGTTGCACAGATTGCAGGCGGTGCAGTCTCTGGCCTAGCAGGACAGACAGCAAAAGAAATGGGCGCTGGACCAGTCGGCCAGATTGCAGCAAGCGTTTTGGGTGGGATGGCCGGGGCAAAGTTGGCTACTACAAAAATCCAACCAACAGCAGCTCAGTTGCCGTCTGACATTGCAGCTGCAGAACGTGCGGGCGTTACCCTAATGACCACTGATGTGGTTCCGCCACGTACATTTGCATCAAAGTGGCTGCAAACCATTGGTGAGCGTCTACCAGGCGTTGGCACTGGTGGACTTCGTAAAGAACAACAAACGCAGCGAATTGAGGCTGTTCGAAACGTTCTACGTGACTTTGGCGCTGATGATGCTGCTAGGGCCACAGACGATGTGATGGAAGACCTGGCTACAAAACGTGGTGCTGATCTTGCAAAATATGCTGGAGCAAAGATAGAAGTTATCGAGCGTCTTGGGCAGGCTGGCACAGTGCCAATGAATAACACAGTGCAAGCTATTGATGATCAGATTACCAAGCTGCAAGGACTCAAAACCCAAGAAGTTGCACCAATCATCGAGCGCCTTACCGATTGGAAAGCAGCTTTGCAAGGTCAGAATTTGATCAATGTAGAAACGCTACGCAAGCAAATTGGTGAAAGTTTTAAGGCTCCAGAGTTAGCGTCAATTCGTGGCATTGGTGAAAAATCTTTGTCCAGCATCTACAAACCACTCAAGCAGGACATGGAATCGTTTATCACTCAAGTTGGTGAACGGCGTGATGTGACAAAGTGGAAAGTTGCAGACAAGCGCCTTGCGGATCTTGCTGGCGAGTTGGACATGGGAACATTGAAATCAGTGCTTAGACGTGGTGATGCAACGCCAGAGGTTATTGGCAATATGTTGTTCAGCAAAAAGCCCAGCGAAGTCAGTCAGCTTTATGCAAGCCTTACGCCATCAGGCCGAGAAAGCGCTAGAGCTGCAATTCTTTCTCGTGCAGCAGAAAAAGCGACTGCAGAAGTAGCAGAAGGAACCGTTGTATCGCCAGACAAGTTTGCCAATGAAGTCAAACGCCTTGGCACATCCATTGGAGTGTTTTTCACTGGTGACGATCTCAAACAGGTTGAAGGACTGACCAGAGTGTTGAACATCACCAAGCGCGCATCTGAGGCTGCAGCTGCTCCACCAACAGGAGTTCAGGCCGCAATCCCAGTCAGTGCTGCGGCATTGTCCAGTTTCTTTGGTGGTGGTTTGCCAGGGTTCATTGCAACGCTTGGAACTGCCGGTGGTGTTGGTGTAGCAGCACGTATTTACGAATCAGCACCGATTCGGAACTTGCTAATCAAAATTCCACAGACCGTTTCTGGAAGTCCAGAGGAAGCCGCACTGCTTAAGCGTCTGACTGCTACCATTCAGCAGCAACAACAGGCACAATCCGCCCAGGAGAACCCATAAATGTCCGCACTCTCAATTCAAGTTCCTTTTCCAGTTTTTCAAGACCGTGATGGGCAGCCATTGGACAATGGCTACGTCTGGCTAGGGGTGGCAAACCTGAACCCACAGACAAACCCAGTCGTGGCCTATTACGACGCAGCGCTTACCATTGCAGCAGCGCAGCCATTACGCACCCTCAATGGCTACATTTCACGCGCAGGCTCACCGGCCCAGGTCTATGTGGATGGCGTGAACTTCAGCATCCTGGTGCAGGACAGCAAAGGCTCAATGGTTTATAACTTTCCTGATGGTTCTGGAATTAGTCCAGATTCTTCAGGAGTAATTTATCTGCCAGCAGGAATTGATGCTGTTCCTACAACTGTCCAAGCTAAATTACGAGAAAATGTAAGTGTTTTGGATTTTGGTGCTACTGGTAATGGCACAACTGATGATACTAATGCAATTCAAGCAGCTATTGATAGCGTTTCTATTGATGGTGGCGTTCTCTATTTTCCGATTGGCGTCTATCGTATAACGGCAAGACTGCTCATTGGTGAACGGTTTGTAGACGAAGCGCAAGTTGTTGACACAATCGACAACTATACGGAAGCAGCATCATTTAACTCAGCATTAGCGGAAACTACATATACGCTACCTTATGTCTCTATTAATGCAGTTCCCGGCACGGTTATTTGGGGCGACTTTACTCCGGTAACGGAGACTGCGCTTTTATATTATGGAATACTAAATAGTTCTGTAAAAAACACTCAGGAACCCTACATTCAAGGCCTGACGTTTATTGCCAAAGCG